GTGTGTGTTGTGTGTGTTGTGTGTCCATTTTCCCTGAGAGAGGCACTCACTTCTGCTACTGCCTGTTGATTCAAGCAGTGTGGTGTGATGAGTCCCTCATCGAGGGCCCAGCCCTCGTCCCTATCCTTTTCTTTACCACCGTCCTGGTAGTCGAAGTCTTCAAACAACATTGAGTCCTCAACACTTAGTGGGGTGGCAACTGGGGTACGCCTGGTATGTTTTACTTTACCTATGGAGAACCCCCCGGTATGTTTATTGGCTGGATCCTGCCCGTCCAAAGGGACGGCGAGATTTTTGTTCCAACCCAGTCCGGACAGCTCCTCAGCTGTGTGTCGGACTTTCGGACAGTGTTCTAGCACTGTTCGCAAAGGGTCGACCGCCGCATCACTTGCCTTGGCAATGCACTTGTGCAGCATGTTGGACGTGTCTTCGAAGGACGCCCGTCCTTCCAAAGGTCCGGCGTCGCTGATAAAACGTCCTGCTCTCACTGCGGTCTCTATACTATTAACTGGTCCTCCTTGGACCAGTGCGGTTGCAATTCTGTCATTACTGACTGGGCCGTCGCACTCTATTGACATATGTTCTGTCTGAGTGTGTGTCTCGCCCTTGGAGACACGTGTCATGCTCTGACTCTTAAGAGGAGCATCGTAAATTTCATAGACCTCATGATCAACCTCGTCAGTCCGGTTGAGCTGTGTCATTTCAAAAATCATCCCACTCATGTCCGGTGGGGAATATGCCCGTGTCGGTATTTTGACCGGGGTCTTTGCCGTTGCACCAAGTGGCGGGTGCCGGTTCTGTTTTGCCTTCTGTTCCACTGAAAAGGTCTTTTGTCTTGGAGTTACCCTGATATGGCCGTCGCCGGCTGGACCGTCACACGATATATTTTTCGTGGTTGTCTCGTCCTTGGAGACAACATTCGTGTTCACTTTGATGCGTGAACTCTTCAGAGTGTCTTTGGTCACAAGAGCGCCAGCATTGCTGCTGTCGGTCTGCTCTCTTGTGCCTCGAACAATCTGACTTCCGTCAATTAAGACGGGTAGAAGCCTCTTCGTACCTGAGGCTGGAACTTGCTCACCCAGGCTTAGGGGTTCCCGGGGTTTAACCACTGTGACAGAAGTCGAAGCAAGTGAAGTAACTTAGAGGAAGTTTGGCACTCATTTATTTTCCTCGCAGGCTGAGGGATTCGGCTTTACGGGCCATGGCTCCCGATCTGAATAGACCACCATTATTCCACACGTTTGCCAGTGTGCGCTACGCAGTCCCAATAGCAACACAATTTATCTGGTTTCATATTTGTGGTTGGAATGTTTTAGGGCATTGCCCAGGGTACTGACCGACTCGGTCATTCTCATCCCCCGCATTGATCACTTATCTTATTATATACGCGGTGATCGCAATTCGCGTATCGATAGTTCGCCGCTACTATGGCTCTGTTCTACCGTTCCAGGCAAGTTCGCCTGACTAACACCAGTCCGGTGTTTTTCTGTCCCTGTACCTCAACACTTTGTGAAGCAGCCTGACCAAGGCTGGAAAATCCGCTG